AGAATCCCTTGCTTAATCATGTTTCCTGATGAAATAACAAATGAAAGAACTGTAGAATTCTCTTTTACCGACAAGAAAGAATTTAAAGTAACATTCTCTCTACAAATAAAGAGTCATTTACCAATCTTCCGCCCAGAAACAGAAATCTTTGCTGGTTCTACTATGCAGAAATTCGCACAATCTACTATAGTTCCTCCATTTACTTTAGGTCCTACTGGTATAGTTGGAAATACCGGAGTTGAGGCTGGATTTGGATCGACCAGTGCTAATGGTTCACCTACCGTAACCGGAGGTGGAACTGGCCAATTAACAACCGATCATAATGCAAATGCAACTAGACTTATTGTTACTGAAAATGCAATTCCTTCGGAAGATCCTGTACCTTGGCCAAAACCAACTGATTCCCAAGGATCATTTAATACATAAAAACAAAGATATATAATAAAATCAAGAAGTGACATGAGTATCAAATCTTACGATGAATTTGTAAACGAACATTTAATAGGAGCTTACTCTTATTATGGTCAAGGGTCCTTATACCCTATTGTAAAAAAATTAGCGGAAGAGGGTAAAACACCTCAACAAGTTTATACCTATCTTACAACTTTAGGTATTGACGAAGAACGTAAACAACGTGTTCTTGGTCAAGTATTTGAAAGAATAAACGAAGGTTTATTTGAAGATGATGATATACTTACGGCTAGTACAAAAGATCTTACCAAAGGCGTTCCGCCATCAAAAGCTAAACCAGACGAAGACGTTAAAGCGGCTTTAGATAAGTTGAAGACTGGCGATGACGAAGACATGGAAGATAAAGAAGACGATGATGAAACTAAAACTGATGATGATTCAGATTCAGCTAAAGTTGCAGCATTACAATCTGCTCTTAAAGATGCAGAAAAACTAGAAAAAATCAAGAAAATCCTTGCAGAATCTATGGAAATGGAAATCGAAGGAATTGAAGACGAAGTACTAGTTGATGTATTAGATTATCATTTAGATGAAAAACTTGATCCTAAAGTTAGAGCTGCTTTAAAAGATACTGACTTCGTATTTCAAGATAAAAGATCATGGCCTATTCATGATGAAAAACACGCTAAAACTGCATTAGTTTGGGCAACTTGGCCACAATATAAAGACCTTAAAAAAGATATTGTTAAAGCCGTTCTTAAAAAATATCCTAACCTTAAAGGTGTAGGTGCTGCAAAGTAAAATCATTTAAACAAAAAAACATATAAACATGTCAAAATTACAAACCGCTTTCGAATCTGCTTCTTTGAAAGAGAGAGTTTCAACTCTACTTGAGAGCATTGATAGAAATAACACATCAAAATTTATTGCAGAGCGTATTCTTTCTAGATTTGCTACTGTAGAAGTTTCTGAAGGATCTTCAACTGCATCTGATGCTTATACTTATTTAATGGGTAAAGGTGTTGATCAGGCTAAAGCTAAAGGAGTTGCTAGTGCCTCTATCAATGAATCAACTTCAAGAGTTGCTAATCCTTACTTAATCGAAAAAGTAAACATTATGAGAACTGCAATCAAAGAATTGTCAGCTTACTCATGGATGCCAGTTATTAACGATTACATCAAAGAATGTAATAACATACTAACTGAAAATGAATTTGCTATCTTAGTTGAATCCGTTATTTTCGATCTAGAAAACCACAGAGAATCTAAATTCTACTCAAAAGCAATCTCTAAACTTCGTGAATGTTCAAATGCTGAAAATCCAGTATTTGCAGTATCTGAAGATCTTGATTCAGAAAAATGGATTCCTCTAGTTAAACAATTAGTAGAATATGCTGAAAAATCTAAAGGATCTATCGGTGGAAGTGATAATAACTACAAAGTAAGCAAAGTTTACTCTCCGGTTATTGTTAACGAAGAAGAAAACACTTACACATTCTATTCAAATGGAAAAATGTTAACTCTTAATGGTGAAGAAATCACTGAATCGGAAGTTACACCAGATGAAAAATTCAAAAGCCTACTTAACTTAATGGAATCATCTACTATCGTTAAAAACGGTATGAGATTCTACCCTAAAGCTGGATCTATATTAGACGTTACTTTCGAAGCAGAAGGAACTAAAATCACAGTTGATGGTAAATTAGTTGAGGCTGCTAACTTAGAAACTCACTTACTTAAAACCGGTCTTTTCAAATTCAACGAAATCGAAAAAGTTAATGTTATTAACCGTGCAATCGCTGAAGGTGCAAATATCAAAGAAATGGATTTCGCTTACAGAGTTGAATCTAAAAAATTCAAAGGTGTTTCTACTACGGTATTCACTATTGCTGAAAATATCTTCATTCAAAAGGTTAATCCTGCAATGAAAGTTAATGAATTCGTTAAAGCTGAAAGCGCTGAAGCTGCAGTTTCTATCGTTAAAGAATTTATGAACTATGATATCACTAATTCTTTAACTAAATTGATCGAGGCTGAAGAAGTTGAGAAAGCTAAAATAGCTGAAGAAAATTCTAAAATTGAAAGAAAAATTCAATTCTTACAAGAGAAATTAGAAGAACTAAATAGAATTGATAAATTATCAATTTACGATGTTGAGCATATAAATAAAGCGAAAGCTATCGTAGAGAGCGAAATTGCTACTCAAACCGAAGAGCTTACAAAAAAAAACTCTTAACCGAAACGAGTGACAATTATGTTGTTGCTACTCTAGCTGAACCATTTAATGGATTGGTTAAAGGTGATTCAGTAAAGATGGATGCTTTAGAATTTACCAAAAAGGGTGATGATGATATGATCGATATTATCTTGCCTGATGGAAGTAAATCTCAAGCGAAAAAAAGAATACTGTTCGCTAAAATTTAAGACATGGCAATATACGTAAAACCAAAAGAACTATACGAAGAAATTTGTATTTCACTAGAGCAAAAGAAATTGACGCCAAAGGCTGAAAAGATGCTCATATTAATAGCTGAAAGAGCTAATCAAAAGCTAAGATATGAAAATCCAATGGACCGAGAGGATTGCATTGCTTTTGCTCTTTTGGATTTGTTCAAATACTGGGATCGATTCAAACCAGAGAAAACCACAAATGCATTTGCATTTTATACACAAATTGCAAAAAATGCATATGCTAAAGGATGGAATAAACTACATCCTGGTAAATACAAAGGAACATTATCGCTTGATGGCGGTATGGATCGTGAAGGTATTTACTCAATATAAACTAACAGGATGTACGCAATTAAAACATATTCTGAATTCATAAACGAAGGTAAGTCTTCAAACTTCAATAGAACTTATACTATGGGTTCTACCTGGTGGGCTTTATGGAAAAAAGAAAACAAAGAAGATTTTGATATAAAGCAAGATGCTTTTACCAAAACTTTTGAGGTTTATACGAAAGATAAAGAACCCAAATTAAAATTTGTTTTTGATTACGGACGAAATGTAGTTTTTACCAACGATTCTCCTAAAATGTTTGAATTGGGAAGAATTAAACCTGCTGCTAAAGCAAGTGCAGAAGAGACCGATGCAGAAACTGGTAAAAAAGAAGTAATTCCTGGAGCTGAAACCCCTAAAGAGGCAGAAGCCGAAGGGGAATTAACTACTGATAAAACCGAAGAAGAAGAATAAATAATAAAATACTACAATATCAATGAATCATTTACCAACATACTCGGATTTTATTCTAGGTCCTCCAATTGCTTTTGACGGAAACGGATTAAGAGTTGGACAATCAATAGTTGCTGCCGATGGTTATTCCGGTATTATAGTTTCAAGAGAAATGGTTAACGGACAAATTATGTTCAGAGATCATTTAGGTGTACATCATTTAGTTGAGGCTTGTGATGTTGTTATCGATGAAGCTATTAATGAAGACCTTCAATGGTGGGAAGTAACCAAAGGGATACTTGCTGCTGATGCAATTAAAAGCGGAATGGCTATTGCCGGTGGAGGACTTGCAGTTGCTGCATTAATGTTCTCTAATTGGTTTCATAATATCACTTCAAAAATGGCAACTGCTAGAAAAGATGCTAAATTAAAAGCTGCCGCTGAAGCAATTGCAGTTAAATTTAATGAAGATACTGAATTAAATGGAATGATGAAAAAACTTCAACAATTCCCTTATATGAAACCTCTTATGGCTTCGAAAAGAGAAGCTGCTAAGATTGCTGCCAATAACAAAGAAAGATCAAAAGTCTTAAGAGAAATTGCTAAATATGTAAAATCTAAATTAACTCCAGAAGAAACTGAATTCTTTGTTGAAGTTAATAAAATACTTAAATCTCAACCACTAGCTACTAATGATGGAGAGAAAGTAGAAGAAGATTTGCAACAAATGGCTGATGCTGTTTTAGATCCATCTAATTCTAATGCAGAATCTTCTATTAATAAAGATCCAAATAGAACTGTTGGTACCGGAACTTATACTTCCACAACCTCAGATCCAAATCCAACAACTAAAGGTTTATTCAAAACTACTGATTCTGCATCCGGTGGTTGGAGTCCTTTTTTGACTACTTCTAATTAATATTATCGAATAAAGATAAATATAAAAACAAAAATAAAAACAAACTAAACATGAAAAACTTAATGTCTTTTGACGAATATGTCGTTAACGAAGCTGCTAAGAATGATGCTGCTGGTTTCAACCCAGAAAAAGAAACTACTAGCGACGAATTCAACCAAGAATTAACTCCTGGTAAAAAATACAATGTTAAAAAAGGAGAAGAAACTTCTCTTTGCATTTATCAAGGAAACACTGATGGTGTTTATGTATTCAATCCAGAAGCTAAAGAAGAAGGTGTAGTTACTGCTCCATGTGAATACACTGAAGCTGAACTTGATGCTGCTATGAAAGCTGGTGAAATCACTGCTGCTTAATTAAAAACTAAAAAATTCTCTATGAAGAATCTTAAAACATTTGCTGAATTCGTATTAGAATCTCAGGAATTTGATCCTGCTAAAACGACTGATATTGATGTTCTTTTACCTGCTATTAAATCTGCTTCAGAGCTAATGCCTGGTAAAGAATACGTTATCAATCTTGACGGTAAGACTCATGCCAATATGATGTATCAAGGTGTATCTGATGGTAATTACATCTTCAACTCTGAAGATATGAAAACCACATTAAACCTTAATACTGAACAAATCAGTGGTGCCGTTTCAGTTGGAGGAGTTCAACAAGTAAACGAATCTAAATCTTATAAAGGAAGAGAAGTTTTCCCTAATTGGATTAATCCTAGTAGAGATTTTGGTGCTCCAGTTAGTAAGACAAAAGATCTTAAACCTGGTGCTGAATATATCCTTTGGGAACCTGGAATGGACGTTTGGCAAGCTGAATGGATCTATCAAGGTTATACCGGTGGAAAACATATATTCAATGATTCTAATAAAGAAGCAGATCCTATGGTATTCACTCAATCTGAATTAGAAGAATACATTACAAGTGGTGACGTTATAAAGCAAAACTAATAACGTCTAACATGTATGCGCTCAATAAAAGGAAACAAACCAACTAAGAAATCAGGTTTCGTTCAAGGATATTTCCCTATCCTAGAGTGCAAGAAATACTTCGGTAATGGACCAATCATTTACCGATCATCATGGGAAAAGAAATTTTGCTTATATTGTGAAAGGAATCCGGAGATCATACAGTGGTCTTCGGAATCGCTTTCTATTAAATATTTCAATCCTCTCGACGAAAAATATCATACATATTTCCCAGATTTCGTTGTTAGAACAGCAGATGGAAGAACCATCATTGTTGAGGTTAAACCTAAGGCTCAATTAAAGAAGCCTAATCCTCCTAAAAGAAAAACTCCAAAACAAATTGAAAGTTATAAATGGGCATATTCGGCATTTGTTACGAATATGTGTAAGAAGAAGTATGCTGAAGAGTTTGCTAAAAATAGAGGTTGGGAGTATATGTTGGTAACTGAAGATTTTTTCGCAAAAACTATTAATTAATGAAAGCGCTTATAGATGTATTTGAAATGCTCATTGGTCTTATCAGATTACAAGGGAATGAGAATCCAGAGACACCTCAATCAGAAGGTATTGATGATGCGTATCAATGGTTTCTAAATACTCTAAAAGACGTTCGAAATAAGAGAGTATCAGAAACAAACGATAATGCACTTAAGCCCGGAAAGATTTATGTTTTTCGATACGATCCGAAATTTAAGAATGTATTAGATTATTATGACATGAATCCAATCGTTATTGCTTTAGGTCAAGTGATGACAGAAAATGGAAAGTTAGAAGTTGGTTTAAATATTAGTTGGTATCCACCTAAAGCTAGAAAATATATTATTGGAAAGATACGAGAGATGTATAAACCCATATATGAGGCTGCCATTAAAAGATCACCATACAATGGCCAAGAGCAAGCATTCGTTCCTATTGATCTTTATGCACTTAAAGTTGCATTAGATAAAGCTGGACTTTCATGGGCAATACGAACATATATACCAGATCTTATAAAGACAAAAGTTGTTGTTTGTTATGAAGACTGGGAAATCGTTTCTCGAATGGATAAACCGAAAATTATCCCTCAATTTCAAGGTAAAATTTCTTTATTTGATGTATATAAAGGATTCGAATTATATGTGAGAGATCAAACTACTAATGCCGCTAAGAATGCACAGAAAAGAGAGAAGGCGAAAAAACTAAATAGATATAAATTCATAAAATAATTAGTTGAAGCTAATATGGCTAACTATCAGCGAATAAATAATAAAATACTCAAATAAACTAATATGGCAGGATTCGTAAATAGAGAGGAGACTTACGCAGGTAAACCATCCGCATCTTCAAGAAATGTCGTTTCTAAAGCTCTTAAATCGTTATCATCTTTTGGGATGATGTACGATGATATGGTGCTTAGAAACTCAAAAGCCATAGGTATCAATGAAGACCGATTCGGTTGGAGACTAGATCCAAGAAATGCAGCCGGTGGTGAATATGACGATTATGCTCTATTTGCTAACCTTTCAATGACAGATATTAATCTGCGTAAAAGTATTTCTATTTTTGACAAATCTTATATTAAAAAGAGAGAAGATCTTAGAAAATTCTCTATCCAAGATGAAATTGAAGAGATTCTCGATACCTTATGTGACGAATGTATCGTCTATGACGAAAAAAATTACTTCTGTACACCATTAACTTTTGATGATCAGACACTAGAACCAGAAACTTTAGAGGCTGTTAAGTACGCTTTAGATACAAACTTTAAAAGAGTTTACCAGTACTTTGGCTTCAATAATGATATTTCTGCTTGGTCTTATTTTCGTAAATGGTTAATTGATGGATATCTCGCATTCGAGATTATCTATAATAAAGAACAAACAAGAATTATCGGTTTCAAAGAACTTGATCCAGTATCTTTAGAACCAGGTCTTGATAAAGAAGGTAAGAAAATTTGGAAACAATTTAAAGCTCAACCTGGTAAAGAAAGAGTTATTTATGACTCACAGCTAATCTACCTTTCATATGCACATGCCAATACCGTAAGTCGTGTTTCTTATGTAGAACGTCTTATTCGTGCATTCAACTTGCTTCGTATTATGGAGCACTCAAGAGTTATTTGGGCTACTGTTAATGCCTCATTCAAAACTAAATTCGTTATTCCTGTCGGTGGTAAATCTAAAACCAGAGCTCGTCAAAGCTTAGGTGTTCTGATGCAAAATTACCGAGAGAATATTGATTTTGATACTGAATCCGGAGAACTTAAAGTTAATGGTAAACCAATGATGCCTTTCAACAAAGAGTATTGGTTACCTTCTGGGGAAGCTGGTGAACCTACTATCGAGAATATTGGTAATGATGGTCCAGACTTATCAGATACAGATGCTCTTAAATATTTCCGTGAGAAACTAATTAAAGTATCTAAAATTCCACTTTCTCGTTTTGATATGGAATCTCCTCCATCATGGGAAATGAATGCTGAAGGTATGACAAGAGATGAAATTAAATTTGGTCGTTTTGTTAATCGTATGCGTTCAGTTTATCAAGAAATCTTGGTAAAACCTTTATGGATTCAAATGTGTTTAGACTTTCCAGAACTTAAAGATGATGATGCTTTTAAGGCACAAATTGGAATTAAGTTCAATAAATATAACATCTTTGAAGAGATGAAAGAGATTGAAATCCTTCAAAAACGATTAGATTTTGTTACTTCAATGAAAGATGGTCTTGTAGAAACCGATGCTAATATGAACGAAATTAAATACTTTGCTTCGGAATTCTTAATTCAACGTTTCCTTGGTTTATCATCAGATGATATCCGAACCAACAAGAAAATGAAAGAATTAGAAGACGAAGAAAAACTAGCAGCCGCTAAGAAAGCCGCTGAAGCAACTGGTGGATTCTAATCATAATAAACATAGATATATAAAAAAATCAACTAAGTAAAATGAGTCAAAAATATTTGCTCGTACTGGAAAGATCCTCTTCTGAATTAGACATCAAAACAGAAGGTGATAATTACGTTCTAGAAGGAATCTTTACAGAGATCGGCGTTAAAAACAAAAACAATCGTATTTACGATGAAAAAGAAGTTCTTCCTCACATAGATGAACTTTTACAAAAGGTAAAAGGGAGTAAACTTTTAGGAGAATTAGATCATCCAAAATCTTTTGAAGTTTCTTTAAAAAATGCATCACATGTTATTGAAGCATTAGATTACGACAAAAACACCAAAAAAGTAATGGGTAGAATTCGTCTACTTAATACTAGTGCTGGTAAAGAAGCAAAAGCATTAGTTGATGCTGGTATTCCTTTACATATTTCTAGTCGTGCTGCTGGTGTAGTTGAGAATAATGGTCACGTTAAAATCAAAAAAATGTTTACTTACGATTTAGTTGCAGATCCTGGATTTGCTAATGCTGAATTATCAAGAGTAAATGAAGCATTTGGATTTGAGATGGATGATACATTAGGACTTTATGAAATACCTTATGATTCTAAGTTAGCTGAGTCTTTCGAAGATCATGATAAAATTGATGAAAACAAACAAACTCAAAACATAAACAAATCTTCAAAAATGAATACAACGGAGAACATTTCAGTTGAAGATTTTAACGAATATACAAAAATCGTTAAAAACGAAATTGAAAACCTTAAAAAACAAATCGCTGAG